GATGATGATTAGAAAATCAACGATCATAACTCTCTGCCTCGGCTCATTGCTGGTTGGTGGATGCGCTCAACTCGACAGTCTCACTGGTAGGTTTTATGAGCCGCAAATAACAAACCACACGAACACGGTGAGCACTCCGCTCGGTCCAGTCGATGTTGTGTTAAGCAGAACAAACTGGGTGGTTAGTTCGGGCTCTAGAGCAGCAGCCGAGTTACCCGGCCAGCTCAATGTACCGTTCGGATCGCTCATCACATTTCTCGCGTTGAGTGCGCTAAGTATCGGAGCATCGCTTCGCTCAAAAAAATATAAAGAGGCCACGATCTCTGCTTTGGATTGTGGCAACCAGCTCAAAGACGAGCTCAAGAAACACAACATCGAGATCAGCGGTATCATGAAGACTGTCGTCAAAGACCAGAAGTCCAGAGGCACTTTCTCGATCATCCGTAAACTTTTAGATTTGATATAATGGGATTATCCTCCGGACATACTTTTACCGATGGTGAAACAGTCACTGCTGCCAAGCTGAATAACTTGGTCAACAATGGCACGATCACAACGAACACAATCACCACGGGAATGCTCCTGGATGATTCTGTAACGTCTGCAAAGCTCGCGCCCAATGCAGTTACTGGTGCCAGTATCAGTGCAAACACAATCAATCTCTCGACGTTAAGCAATGCGTCAGGAGGCACATCAGGAACGCTCGTTCAAAGTGGATCCGGTGGAGTGTTTGAGGAATTGAGCCCAGGCGCCACTGGCACGGTTTTAGTTTCCGGCGGCACAGATGCAGCGCTCAGTTTTGGGACCATAGACAATGTAGCGATAGGCGCCACAATGATCAGCGGTCATACTGAGATAAGCGATCCCGGCCAGGACGATCTACTGTTGGTCAAAGATAAAGTTGCCGGAGTAAACAAGAGCTTACAGATCCAGAATCTGTATAAGACGGTCAACGATCTCACTGCTCTCAGCTCGAGCGATATTGCAAACCCAGATGAGTTCCTAGTCATCGACGGTGGATCTGCACCAAAGAAAATAACTTATCAAAATTTACAGAGTTCGCTCGGAGTTGGCGGTTTGCCAAGTGGATCGGGTGAATACTACGAAGCGTTATCAGATACCGTTTCAACAATTAGGACTGGAACAAATCCAGATTCGTATACATGGACTCATGGGTTGGGCCAAGTGCCCAGGCTAATTGAAATTACATTGGTTTGCGTTTCAGCGGAATTGGGATATTCAGTAGACGATGAGGTATCACAGGACTCTGTAGAGAGCGCTGCCGGGGATTACGTTCCGTTTGGTGCAGTCTATAAAAACGCAAGCAGTGTAATCGTTAGTCTACATACAGGGGTTTTAAAACTTTTCAATGTGACTAGTGGGGACATAGACCCCGACAACATAACCGAAAGCGGATGGAAATTTAAAATTAGAGCCTGGAAATGACACTCTCAGCAATAGCAAATTTTGTCTGCAATAAGCTCGGAAAAACCGATGCTTCATCCATCAACGCTGCCAAAGACTTTATTCGCCAGCGGCATGAGATGGTTGTCGACACCGGGTTATGGAAAGACACTCTAGTCATTAGACTTTATTCGCCAGCGGCATGAGATGGTTGTCGACACCGGGTTATGGAAAGACACTCTAGTCATTTCAGAGTTTAACTTGCCAACCAGAGAATCCCCAGACACTAACCCATACACTGCTAACGCATCTGTAAGCACAAGCTACGAGGAAGAGTTCACTTTACCCTACGAGATCGCTCGTCCGATTAACATAATCTATGACGATCAGTTAATGGCGTATCGCGATTTGCAATCCCTGGTCCGCACTCAGCCAGATCAGATTCTAGGCACCGGCAAACCAGTTGCGTTTACCGAAATCGAACCAGTCGCGCTATCCAGGTTAACGAGTTCTGAGCCATTTAAAATACAGCTCAAAGCGCACGTTAATAGTTCCGATAGCGGTAAGACTATTTACTTTAAAGGCAAGAACAACTCCCGCCCTGTGAGCGAATCACTCACGTTATCATCGAGCAACTATTATGGTGCTCAAGATTTCGATGAGGTGCATTACGTATCAAAAGAGATTACTGCTGGTGATGTATTATTCTCAAACGGTGCATCTACCGAAACTATCCCGGCGGATTCCACTAAGTATTCTCTCTGTCGCGTTCGGCTTAATCTCAATCCGGATTACGTCGACGGTGAAACGATAAAAATCATTGTTGTTGGTAAGAAGCGAGTCAGACCATTACGCCATGATTATGATGAGCCGCAAGTGAGAGGAATCGATAACGCCATCATTTCTTTCTGCGAGGGAGACATGCTTGAGCGGGCCCGGCAATACGGCAAAGCCCAGGTTAAATATTCAGAGGCATCCAGTTTGCTTGAGATCGCTCGAGACATTGAGCGCGGACAATCTGCTGCCATTTCCACACTGCAACCGAATGTAAACGGCGAGTATGACCGTCACGATTTTGGATTCTAAAGATGCCAGTCTACTTCAATGATGCAACAGATGATCCGATTACGTACGATTCCCAACCAGTCATCCAGGGGATCAACTCATACGGTCGCGCATCGACCATCCCGCCAGTCTTGGCAAGCAATCTCGAGAACATAGAGCTCTCGACTGCTGGCATAACAAAGTCCCGGCGCGGCGCCTGGAAGATCTCCAACGATACATACACAACGATCCACGCGATCATCGCCCTGCGAGTCACTACCTGGGATTACGGTTTAATGATTTTCGCAGATGGCAATGTTTATCTGCATACGCCAACTACCACCGGAATCTTATTCACCGGGGAATACGATAGCTCGGCTTTACCGCATGAATGCAGCGCAACAGAGATTCGTGGAGCAGTATATTTCACCGATGGCACGGGAGACATACTTGCTGTTCGCCAGACTGGATCTGAGGACATTCTGGTTGATGACGATGGTAACAGCGTATGGGATGATGTTAGCACTATCGTCAGTTATGACGTTGTCGTTGAAATTTCAGATGCGGACTCACCGGAAAATACTCGAGCGTTAACGTCTCACATGTTTCGTTTGTTTTGCGCTACAGGCATCGACACTTTACATGTCTCTGAAATTTTGCCAGACGCAACAGGTGACGCTTTTTCCAATCTTAATTCAATTAGAATTGGGACGGGTAGCTCGGATGCGATACGTGCGATTGTTCCGTTTAAAGATTTCCGGATTGCGATACTCAAAGAGAATTCGATTTACGTTGTAGATGCTAACCCGTCTATTGCAAGCCCCGGCGGTTACACAGTCCAGATGGTCTCTGGTAAAGTTGGTTGCCTGGCAGAAAAGTCAGCGGTCAGGGTTGGAGATGATATACTCTTTCTCAGTCGAGACGGTGTTCGTTCAGTAGGCACTGCATTTCAACAGGACCAGATTGCAACCAGCGATCCTATATCGCTACCTATCCAAGATATCATTGAGGAAATTAACTGGGGTTCAGCTTTAAAATCGTGCGCGTCATTCTGGCGGGGCCGATACATACTCGCTGTTCCAACAGGATCCTCAACTGTCCCTAACACTGTCCTGGTATACGATACCAATTTAAAACAATGGGCCGGGAGATGGTCTGGATGGCAACCATCGATGTTCGATATTTATGAGCCATTGAATGATCGTCGACGTTTAGTATGGGCGGATACAACTAATAACAATGTCGCTTACTTGCGGGATCATATCGACGAAGACTCAACCACGGAGAATGATTACGCCGACTACCTGGGATCCAGTTACGCTCAAGTGCCGTTCGAGATTCTTACTCGCGGTCTTACTTTTAACGATCCTATCTCTCCGAAGACATGTGACTTTCTCGAAGTAGAGTTTTTCAAAAGCAAAGCCCGAGCAAACATCACATTAATTCCCGATGGAGGCGATGAAGTTATCCTAGATAGCGGTCAACTAGTCGACACTGGAACAGGCGAGCTAAGATTGGACTTTGTTCTTCCGGCGGTGTTAGGCAAGCCAGGAATCGTTCGCCACAACATGAGTTTAACAGGGACGAACCAGGGACGAGAGTTCCAAGTCAAGATCACTAATTCAACGGCAACTCAGATTACCGAGGCCGGACTGGAACTGGACGATCAGAGATACATCGCACTGCGAAATGTAAACCTCGGAGCATTTATCGAAACACTAGAAAAACAAGTTTGACCATTGAGGACGTTATTAAATTTGCGAGCAAGAATGGCAACGGAAAATTATTTTCAGATTGGACAGAATCCGAGGTCAAACAGCACCTCTGCCTCCACGCGAAAAACAAAACGCTCATGGTCGCCGAGGAAGATGGAGTCATGCGTGGGTTCGCAACATATCGCCGGATCAAAGAGTTCACCGGGGATATTGTCCCGCATTTTTGGGAGCCGAATTGCTCGACGGGTGAGCACGTATATTTCCACGAACTTTGCAGCGCTGGGGAGTCTGCGACATACACGCTGTTTACCAATTTTGAAGAGCACAACAAAGACGCCAACAAACTAATTTACTGGGGACACCGGCAATACAATTTAAAACGATACAGGTATAAAGACTTTAAAAGATTAATGTTATGGGCAAACCGAAACCACCAGCACCACCAGACATAGCAGCAGCCAACGAGGCCGCTGTATACGCTGATATCGATACGTTACCGATCCGAAAACAGATCGAGTCCGCGTCCACGATGGGAACATCCGTAACGTATACGGATCCGAAAACGGGTGAGCAAAAGACCGCTGACTTTACAGGGTTCGGAGACATTGATCAGATGCGTAATCAACTAGAGTTCATGTCTGAATCCGCCAGGACAATTGCAGAAAGTCAGTTGGACGTTCAGGAGGAGTTCGGTGAGAGAGCAATTCAGCAGAGACTCAAAGAGCTTGAGCTCTCAGATCCCCAGGGAACCAAAATTAGAAAGATGCTCGGTGAGGAAGCAATGAAAGATCTCGAGGCCGGGTATGGTTTAGGTGATGAACTGCGAAGTCAAGTCACACAATCTGTCAGGGGAGCCCAGGCCGCTCGAGGGAATGTCCTGGGAGATGCTAATGCAGCAGCCGAGGGATTTGCTCTTGGGGATGCTGCAATCCGCTTACGTCAACAGAGACTCGCTAACGCATCGAGTTTCCTATCTGGCATAACTCCAGTGGCTCAGTTCGGAGCGATCTCTGGGGCACAACAGGGCGCCGCTGGCTTTAACCCGATGGGCATCCAACAGGGCGCCGGGCTTAATCCAAACGCTATGGCGCTGGGTGCGGACTTCGCTCAATCGTCATACAAACAAGCCAGTTCAAACGCATTCCAGAGCGCCGAAATGAACCCGTGGAATACTGTTCTTGGCGCGGCTAGTGGAGCAGCTACATCAGCGCTTACTGGTGGATTTGGAAGTATGATGGGCGGCGGCAAGTTTGGTGCCGGAGCAAGCAATGCATTAGGAGGAGCGTGGTCATGAGTTTTAAAAGTGGATTCGCACAGGGCACACAGATAGCGGCACAGTTGCAAAACAAAGCATCGCGTGAGCGAGCATCCGATTTACAGGAGGCTCGAGACAAGATTAACTCCGAAGCTCAGAAGCAGTTAATCGATCAACGGCAAGCCGAATTTGAACGAAAGCGCGATGTAAATCGCAGAACGGAGGAAGATCGACTGACCAGTGAAACTGCTCTCGGTTATTACGCATCTGAGGCGGGCAAACTAAAGTTTAATGACCGGGAAGATGTAACCAAGTTTCGAGAAAACTAAAGTTTAATGACCGGGAAGATGTAACCAAGTTTCGAGAACTCACGGCATACACCATGAGCGAAATGAAAGATCCAGAGGTGCTTAAAAAGTTCGCCATGATCTCTGATATGCACCAGCAAAAGTACGCATACAAAAAGCAGATTGATCGGACCATTCGAGCTGAAGAACTCAGCACTGAATATGAGGATCTTCGCGATGATATGCACAAAGAGACTGGTGTTACACTTAGTCCCAGCGATCCAGAAAGTCGAAGCAGACTCGACTCCTGGAGTCGTAAAAAGAAAATGGACGATCACCTAATGAAACAGGGTGTAACCTACGAAGACGCTGGAGTGGACGGGAGCCAGGAGGGATTATCCGCAAGCCAGTTTGCGACGATGAACAATTTCCTGCTGGAAAGCGGTAAACAACAGCGCATTTACAACGATAAAACAGACGAACAGAAGAACGCTGAATCTGTTAAGAAGAAGATCGAGGATTTACCAGAAAATGCAACTCTATCAGAAAAAATGTCAGTAACTGGCGGATCCGGAAAGTTATCTCAATCGGAGATGGAATCACTGGACCAGGCTTTTGTTGCAATCGATCTAGTTGCCAGCACAGAGAAGCAGATGAGAAACTTGGGGATACCTCTACAGGGTAATGAGTTTGGAGGCTGGTTCTCTAGGTTGAAGAAATTCGCTGCACCGATCACTGGGTATGATGTAAGCAATATCGATGGTTTCAAATCAACTTTGAT